AGTGTATATAGATCCAATTATTGTAAATTATAAAATAGAATTATTAGATCACGAAATGAATTATAAAGTAATTACAGAAAAAGAAGAAATTGTTTTAAAGAAAGATACATATTTTATAAAAAAAGATGAAGATGCATTATTTAAAAGTGATGAGAAAATTTCAAATAATATGAAATTTGTAAATGATGAAGATTTTGAAGTTCTAAAGTATTAATTATCAATATATTTAATATAAATATATTGATATTATAAACATATATTCATGTTAAATGTTGAATATCATTCAACAATGAACAAATGGACAATATGGGCACATTTGCCACATGATACAGATTGGACAATAGATAGTTATAAAAATATATTTACTATTTCTTCAATAGAAGAAATGATAACAATTACAGAAACCATTCCAGATACATTAGTTAAAAATTGTATGCTTTTTATTATGAAAGAAAATGTAAAACCAGTTTGGGAAGACCCTTTAAATAGAAATGGCGGTTGTTTTTCTTATAAAGTAGTAAATAAAAATGTTTGTGAAGTATGGAGAGATTTAACATTTGCGTTAGTTGGTGAAACTATTAGTTCAAATGAATCTTTTGTATCTTCTGTAACAGGAATTACTATTTCTCCAAAAAAGAATTTTTGTATAATAAAAATTTGGATGTCTAATTGTAAAAATCAAAATGCAGCAATGGTGAATCAAGAAATAAAAGGATTAATTTCTCAAGGATGTATTTTTAAAAAACATGTTCCTGAGTATTAATATAACAACTATAAGAAATAATTATCAATACATCAAAATAAAAAAAAACATCTATCTCCAAATATATTTGATAAAAATTATCAAATATATTAATATAATATTAATTGGATTTAGTATCACCAATAATCCAACCGGTATAACCAGATGCACCTGTAACACCCTTTATATAACCAAAAGGACCAGTACAACCAAAAGGACCTGTATAACCCTTATAACTATTATGACCTGTATTACCATATAGTATTAGATTACCAACTTCTCCAGTATGACCAATAGGTACGGTTTCAGTATAACCAACGTGTCCAGTATAACTAAATTTTCCAGTATGACCAATAGGTCCGGTTTCAGTATAACCAACTTGGCCAGTATGACCAACACGGCCAGTATGATCAATAGGTCCAGTAATGCCAGTATAAGTTGTATTCATAGGTAATACAACTTATAATATTGTATTTAATATAATATTTAATATATTATTTAATTATGACAATGACATATTCCATCCTCTAAATATAATTTATATATAATCCAATTAGGTATAGGATAAATAGGTGTAAAAAATAAAGGATTATTTCTTATAAAGTCAAAAATAATAATATTAGTATTTTCAATAAAAACTTTATTTAAATTTTTATCCATCATAAATAATTTATTATTAGTATTTGAAAATTGAATATTTAAATTGTGATATAGTTGTTCTAATGTATCTTTTTTATAAACAGAAATCCATTCAGTATATCCACAACATTTCTCTATTTCAAAGATATAATGATATTCATAATGAATTCTCATAAATTCGTTTTGTTTTATTTCAAAACTCATTTGATTCAATATTTAATATAATTTTAAATTCATTATGGTTTAATTTTAGATAAATGGTTTCCACATCTTTTAAAAAATTTATGTAATTCAACAGGATCGGCACCGGTTACCATATCATTAGGAATAAAATTTTCATTTCCTTTATAATAACATAATATAGCAGGAATTCCATTAACCATTTTCTTGCTTTTAAGAAAAGCATACAAGTTAAAACATTGGTCTACATCAATATCTGCACATAAAACATTGTTAGGTGAAGAAGCAAAAAACCCATCAATGACAGGAGCAATTTGTTTACAAGGACCGCACCATGATGCCCCTAATTTTATAATAAATAAACCAGGATTAACATTTTTTAATATTGCATAAAATTTATCTCTATGTTCAATTTCAGTAATGACTTGTTTTGTAATATTATTATTACTAATTTGTTTCATAAACATATATTTATAAAAAATTATAATGAGTTAAACTTATAAATTATTTTTAATAATTTGTTCAATAAAAGAAATATCTATTTCTGGTAAAATAGCGTGTGATTCCCAGAAATATTTACAAAAAGACCAAATAAAATCACAATCTGTTGGATATAAATGTGAATATTTCATTAATTCTGTTTTAATATTATTGGGAATTAAATATAGAGAACTATGAGGTACAACATAACATAATTGTGTTAATTCATTTACAGCAGTAGTATTTACAATAAAATGAATATTTTTAATAGATTGTTTACCATATTTTAACAAATCACTAAACAAAGGTGGATAATGATATTTATATTTCCATGTCCAATCAATACAACCTTTTGAATAATATTTCATGTTCCATACTAAACCTTCTAAATAATTATCAACAATATTAGAAATTGGTTCTCTACTATTTTTATAAAATAGAGTACGATAATATCTTGATTCCCAACCTTCTTCTTCAGGATTAATAAATTTTTCAATATCTCTATCATAATTAGGTAATAATTCTATTTTTTTCCAATTATCATTTATTCTAGAATAAGAATTTTCTTTAATATTACGAAGTTTGTATTCTTCTTTAAAAAAAGTTTCTTCGTTTGTAGCCAACCATTTTATAAATAAAAAAAAAGATTCCCAACAAATATTTTTTTCAACAATAATTGTTTTATCAGTATTACCAATTGTATTTTTATATGCACAAAGAATTTTTTCAATACCATTTGTTCTAATATTTACAGATGGAAAATGAGGCATAAAATCGTTTCCTAATAAGAAGCAAATAAATATATAATCATCTAATCTATTAATTGAATTATGCAATGAATAATGATTCATATTTAGGGAAATTGATTGAGAAAGTAGAGATATATCCATTAAATAATCTTGATTGGGTTCTAATTCTTCTTGTATAGATTTAATAAATTCAGGAGTTTCTCTATATAAATAAATAGGATTTCCAATATACAAATGATTAATAGATAACATTATTAAATCTGCGTCTAATCCATAAATAACATTTATATTTTCTGTATGAAAAGTACAATTACGAATATAATCAAATAATTTATGTTCTCCTTCACCGATTTCATTAGTGGTTGAAACGATAATTTGTTTTACATTAAAAATAGATGGGTCATTAAAATAATTTGTTAATTCATAATTTAATTCGTTCATAAATTGTGTTCCAGGTGTAATTTGACATGTATCCCAATTATTATCTTGTGATGGATGAATAGAATTGATTAATTGATTTTGATAATAGGATTTAAATCGTCGTTGTCGTTGTTGTTCTAATTTTGCAATAGGTGCGACACCATCAAAAGCAATATAAACCAATGTTGTAGGAGAAATAAGTTTGATATATTTACAAATTTGAGAAATAATTTTTGTAATAATATTTTTATTGTTAATTATTTTATTTTTATTTTTTGATTGAATTGTTTTTATTACATCATAAATAATAGAGTTGCAGTCAAGATAAAAATGTGTTGTTTTAATATTATAAATATTCAATGGTTTTATAATATTAAAATGATTTTTAACTATATATGAAAAATAACTTGGAATACCCATTTCTCTATATTATATAAATATATCTTTATATAATTATTATATTTTTATAAATTAATATTATTTATAATATATGAATGTTACTGATGATGTAATTAGATTAATTGATAAAAAAATAATATTTTTTAATAATATTATTCAAAGTACAATTTTAAACGCCAAAGTCAATAAAATAAATAATATAATTTGTGAAAGTGAATATGAAACATGTTTTAATTTATTAAATGGTATAATGCAAAAAATAAATAATCTAATTAATTTAATAAATACATGTTTAAATAAAGAAGTATTTATTAATCAATTACAAAATATTAATAATGATTTATCAGGAATAATAAAGATATATGGTACAGATTCATTTGAAAATTTATTAATTGTTTGTTTTGGTAGTCAAAAATATATAGAAACAGAGAATAATTTATTAAAATATGAATTATTAAAAAAATATTTTCATCCAACAGGATATAAAGTATTAAATTTAAATAATGATACATCTAATTTTCATTGTAATGATATATTATTAACAACAAATCAATTTCATATAAAAGTGTATGGTATGAAAGTATATATTCATAATACATCAATAAATAAAAGTATAGTTGTCTATGGAATAGTAGATGATGTTATAATTTCTCTATTAAATGATGCATTTATAAATGAAAAGATACAAATAATAAAAAATAATTTACCAACAGATTCATTATTTTTATCAGATTCATATCAAAAATATTTTAATTCATTATCCTTGAAAGAATTATTTATATATGATCATGAAGAAATTTATAATAAATTTATTGGATATAATTATTTATATAAATTATTAAAAAATAAAACATTAAATAATATTATTAAAGAATTTAATAATGGTGATTTATATTCAAAAAGAAATACATTATTATTGTTAATTTATAATAGTGAAGATTATGAAAATGTATATATTGCAAATATATTATATGATTTATTAATCAATGATGTGAATAATATTGATATACAAAATAAATTATATAATTCATTACCATTAAATATAAAACAAAATTTTAATGAAATTATGAAAAAGATTGTTGAAAATACAATAGATACAAATAAAGATATGAATTCAGTTTCATTAGAAAATAAAATTCATTTATTAAAAGTAAATGATAATGTAAAAGAAAAAGCGTTTATTAAATTAAAAGAAGTAAAATCCAAATCGGATGATTCTTGTAGTAAAGCAAAACAATATTTGGATGGATTATTAAAAATACCATTTGGTATTTTTAAAAAAGAACCAATATTAAATATTATGAATGTAAATCGTTGTTTGATTAAAGAGTTGGGGATGATATTAAATAAATATGAAGAACTAAATTATACGATTCCAATAAAAGAAAAATATACAAGTGTAGAGATAAATTATCATGTAAAAAATATATCTGAATTATTAGAAGATAAAGTATTATTTAAAATTACAGAAAATGAAATTAAAACAATAAAGAATTATTATACAAAAGGAGATAAGACAGAAATATTAGAAAATATAAATAAAATAAATGATGTTGTATTAAAAATAGCAAATAATGAAGTAAATTATAGTAAAATAAAAAAAATTACAATTCATAATTATAATAATAAAGTATATACAAAATTAGATTTAAAAAAAGAAATTAATTTTTTTATAGATGAAAATATGAGTAATTTATTATTAATGTTTCATTTATATAATTTAGAAAAGCGTTCTAGTTTATGTAATAGTAAATACGAATCGTTAATAACAATATTAAATAAAATAAAAAATAATTTTGATTATATAGAAAAATATTTTGTAGCGATTAAATTATCATTAGACAAATCTGTATATGGACATGATAATGCAAAAACAGAAATTGAAAAAATAATAGGTCAATGGATAAATGGTGAAAATAAGGGATATTGTTTTGGTTTTGAAGGTTGTCCTGGTGTAGGAAAAACATCATTAGCGAAAAAAGGTATTGCTGATTGTTTAAAGGATGAAAATGGTGAAAGTCGTCCTTTTGCATTTATAAAAATGGGTGGGGAAAGTAATGGAAGTACATTACATGGTCATAATTATACTTATGTAGGTTCAACATGGGGTTCTATTGTTCAAATCTTGATGGATAAACAAATTATGAATCCGATAATATATATAGATGAAGTAGATAAAATAAGTAAAACAGAAAATGGAAAATAGTTGATAGGTATATTGACACATTTATTAGATTTTAGTCAAAATGATTGTTTTCATGATAAATATTTTAATGGGATAAATATTGATTTATCAAAAGTACTATTTGTTTTATCATATAATGATCCAAATTCAATAGATAGAGTATTATTAGATAGAATTCATAGAATTAAATTTAAGCATTTGACATTAAATGACAAGATAATTATAGTAAAAAAACATTTATTGCCTGAGATATTAATAAACATGGGATTAGACAATATGATTGATTTAAGAGAAGATACAATTAAATATATAATAGAGACATATACGTTGGAACCTGGTGTAAGAAAATTAAAAGAGATAATATTTGATATAATAGGAGAAATAAATTTGTGTATATTTAAAAATACATTTCATGTAAAATCATTTCCAATAATATTGGAAATGGCAGATATTAAAAAATATATGAAAGATAAACATGAATTAATACCTCAAGAAATAAAAAAAGAAAATAAAATAGGTAGTATTAATGGAATGTGGGCAAATGAATTAGGTCAAGGAGGAATATTACCATTATATGCAAAATATTATCCTAGTAATAATTTCTTGGAATTAAAATTAACAGGGTCATTGGAAAAAGTAATGAGTGAAAGTATTCATGTTGCAGAAACATTATCTTTTTCTCTACTTTCTCAAGAAAAGAAGGATAATATTTATAAAGAGAAAAAATCGTGTGGTATTCATATACACGCTGCAGAAGGTGCAGTAAGTAAAGATGGTCCAAGTGGAGGTGTTGCATTGACTGTATTAATATATAGTTTAATGAATGATTACAAAATAAAACAAAATTTTGGTATAACAGGTGAAATAGATTTAATGGGAAATGTATGTGAAATAGGAGGATTAGATATGAAAATAATTGGTTCAATAAAATCAGGTATAACATGTTTTATTTTCCCTAAAAGAAATATAAAAGATTATGATAAATTAGTAGAGAAATATAATAATTCAAATATTTTGGATGACAAAAAATTTTATCCGGTTGAAACAATTCAAGAAGTATTTGAATTAATTTATGATATATAATAGTATAATGGCTGAAACAGCAACACAACCAATAACCACTGCTTCTATAATAAATACGAATACAGGAATATTGTCAAAGAATATGATAGATGTAATAGTATACTATTCCCCTATTATATTGAGTTTTTGTGTATTGATAATTTCAGTGTTTTATCAAACATATCGTGGATTAGTATTTTTTATATTTGTTACATTTTTTGGTATAATAAGAAAAATATTATTTTCATCAATAAAAGTAAGTAAAAATAGTGAAAAATCTGGATGTAGTCCATTTAATGTTTTTCAAAATACAAATACAGATGGTTTTACTGTATTTTTTATTACTTTTGTAACAGGATATATTGTTGCTCCCATGTTTATTTATAATATTTTCAACATTTATGTTATTGCATTTTTAGGAATATACATGGTAATTGTAATTTTATTTAATCAAAGAGATGAATGTAGTAATATAACAACTTCTATATATAATGTTATTTATGGAATAGTAAGTGTTGCATTAACAATAATTATATTAATATCTGCTGGATTATCAGGAACATTATTTAGTGAAGATTTAGTGTCAGATGCAACAATTTGTTCAATGCCCTCTAAACAAACATTTAAATGTACAGTTTATAAAAATGGAGAAATAATTAGTTCTTCAACAACAAATTCAGGTTATTTACCAGCAACTAATTAATATTAAAAAACATGTGATTTTTTAATAAAAATGATTTACATTGTTTAATAGTAATGTTTCTTGCAAAACTATCCGTCATTAATTTATGATTACCACGTACAGTATAAACATTGACAAAATTATTATATGCATTAAATAAACTTTGATTTTTATAAGCGTTTAGACCCATAACATTAAATAATTCTTTATTTTTTTTTTTATTAACTACATTATGAAAAATATAAAATAAACTTTTGAAATCATTTTTGTTCTTGATGTGTTTAAAATTAACTTTAGATAAAAACATAGTAGCATGCATAGAACAATCTGGACAAGGTAATGTTTGACAAATTTGTTTTATTAAATAGAATGTTTGAATTCCAATATTATTGAATTGTTCTTCTTTAATAGATTCAATAAGAATATGAATAAATCTCCAAATAATTGGTCCCCAAATGGTTGGTGGTGACATATTATAAATGATAATAATATAAAAAATATTATAATTAATATTATAAATGTATGTTGTAGAAGATAATATTAATTTTTATGATGAGATAAATAAAGATGATTATGATAATGAAGATGATAACAAATGTCTAATTACATTTCAAGATTTAACTGAAGATTATGTTGAATTAAAATGTAAACATAAATTTAATTATGAACCATTATTTAAAGATATTTTGAATCACAAAATAAAGTTTAATAAATTAGAGAGAAAAACATTATTAACAAATGAAATTAGATGTCCATATTGTAGAACAATACAAAAAAAATTATTGCCTATGAATGAAATGTTTCCAAAAATTCATGGTGTAAATTATATTAATGATGAAGTATTGTTGTTAAATAATAGTCAAAAAGATTATTTGTGGATTCAATCTAATTGTGAATATTCTAAAGAACATCCATTAAGTAATAAAATGTGTGAAACATGTAATAATAAAACAGTTGCTTATATAAATATATTTAAATTATACTTGTGTATAGAACATAAAAATGAATATCATTATAATTATTTATTACAAAAACAAATATTAAAAAAAGAAGAAGAAAAAAAGATAAAAGAAGAGAAAAATTTATCCAAGAAAAAGGAAAAAGAAAATATACCTAAATGTTCAAAAATTATAAAAAATGGAAATCAATGTTCTTATAAATCAGTAAAGGATGGATTATGTACAAAACATTATAATATATTCAACAAGAATAATTTATAATTTTATTATTTAAATATTTTTAAATAATAAATAAATGTCAACTGAAAAACTAGATACAAAAGATGAATTAATACAAAGAATTAAAGAGTGGTTAAAAATAGACAATGACATTATTCGTTTAAATAAAGAAATGAAAGAATTAAAGAAAAAACAAAAAACATTAACCAATTCGTTAGTCAATGTAATGAAAATAAATAAATTAGATTGTTTTGATATTAATGGAGGAAAAATATTATATAAAAAAAGTATATCCAAAAAACCTATCAATTCAAAAATGTTATTAAATACATTAAAAACATATTTCTCTACAAATCCTTCTACTGCAGATGAAGTTGCTGAATTTATTTTAAATAATAGAGAAAATGTTGTTAAAGAAACCATTAAAAGAAAAATAGATAAATAAATTAAAATTTAAATAATAAATATATTTTTATTTAATGATTAAAGAAGATATAAATAATGATATAAATGAATTATATCATTCATTGAATATACCAAATTGTGGATTAGTTTATAATTATCCTGGATTAGAATGTTTAAATGAAGATTTTCCAACTTCTTTAAAAGAAAATAATATTATTCATATATGTGCATATAATATAAATACATTACATAAATATCCTTTTTTACAATATTTTTTATATAAACCTTATAATGATATTTCATTTTCTTTTCCTACTTTTATTTATAAAGATGATATGGATTTATTGACAAAATCAATGTCTGTTATTAATGTATTATGTTCTTCTTATTATAAAGATACTATTTTCAAGTATAAAGGATTTATAAAAGAAGAAGAAGATATATATTTATTTTTTGATTGTAGTCATATGATAATTGATACTGTAAAAATTACTGAATACAATGATTTATGGTTAGTTATTATTGATGAAATTATCAATTACAAATGTGTTTGTAATTATCCAATTGATGATTATATAATTGATTTATTTTATAATTATGAGAAATTATGTTATTTAACAGATAATGAAGAAAGTCATTATCAAATGCCCATAATTGGATATTCTACTTGTGATATTAATAAAATAGATTTTGTTGCAACATTTGGAATTCCATTAGAGAATGGAATCTTAGGAAATTATTATTATTTTACTGATTACACAAATTCATTCAAACCAAATTATTTAAAATATGGATTAGTTCGTTGTGTTATTTTTAAAGATAAAACGAAAATAATATATGATGATAATACTAATGTAGTATCAGAAAAAATTAACGAATGGAATAATAAATGGGATTTATTATTTGATAGTGTATTATGTATTACAACAGAGAGTTCCAATATAAAGAAAAATATATGTGTAATTAAAAATTATAATCAATATTTTGTATTATCAGTTCATGTAAAAAATAACTTAAGTAGTCTTTCTAAAAAATTAATATAATAATAATTATAAATGAAATTATCAAAAATTACACTTATAATTATTATATTTATATTTTATTTAATTTTTTATTATTCTATACGATTAATCACGTTTTATTATAATCCAAAAGGAATAATGTATTTGGATATATATAGTTCATATTATTATTTTTTTTTTATTATATTATTAGTTGCAATTGGATGTAATTCATTTATTAATCCACTTACAATTCCATCTACAACAAAAAAAGAATAATTTTATAATTAGTTATTTGCATAATATAAATATCAAACTTATATTATGGTATCAAAATTTAGTCTTTTATTAATTATATTTTGTTGTTATATTATTTTATACATTTCATTAAATATAATTATAACATATTTTAATCCATCTGGATTAATTTATTTAAACATTTATTCAATTTATAATATTTTATTTATTATAACATTAATTTTTGCAATATCAAGTAATTATTATATATATAATGATACAAATTTAAATAAACTAGGACTAACACCTCCTAGTGAAACAACAACAGAAACAAGATAATCTTTCAAGGTCAATAAGAATGTTCTCTATAAATATAATTTTGAATACATAGATATACAACATGTATTACTATAACACTTCCAAAACCGATACATAAATCAAACATTTATATTCTTGCAATAAGAATACTTTATATTCATTTCATTTATTATCTAAAAATTGAAAATAAAGTTATATCTATTAAAATCTAATATAGATAAATATGGAACGAAAGATTAACAAAAAGATTGAAAATTATTTAACAAAATTTAAAGATTCTATTCGTGACAGAGCAAGAGAAGAAAATAATATTGATAATTTATTAAAATATATATATGAATACGATAGATTAATTGTTGATAAAGAAGATTTGGCAAATCGTAAAAGAATTAAAAATATTGTTCCATTTTGTGATAGATGTAGTTCAAAAAGAGCAAATAATGAACAATGTACACGAAGAAAAAAAGATGGACACGAATATTGTGGCACTCATATAAAAGGAACACCACATGGAATTATAAATGAAAATGGAGAAATAGATGTTATTTCTACACAAAAAGTAGAAGTATGGGCACAAGATATTCAAGGTATTATTTATTATCTTGATAAAAATATGAATGTATATCAAACAGAAGATATTGTTAGTAATAAACCACAACCAAAAATTATTGCCAAATATATTAAAAATGATGATACCTATCATATTCCAGAATTTAACATTTAGATATAATCATTATCTACCAGTCCATACTTTGAGTAAAGGAACATTTATTTTTTTATTTGATAATATATCTCTACAATATTCATCAAAAGAATATTCCCATTTCATATAAGTTAATATAGGACCAAGTAGAGAAAAAATTTTCTTATTTATTAATTCAGGACAATTCAAAGAAAATAATAATCCAAAAATTCTTTCTAAACAACAACGATCTGATCTATTTTTTACAACATGTAATAATGAAAAAATATTATACTTTTCATTTAATGTAGAGAGAAATTGATGAGATATATAACATTGACATCCAAAACAACCTATCCAATGATTATTATTATTCCATATTAATAGTTTTTCATCCTCATATAATTTTGTAATAATATCTCTTTTATTTCGTAAAACACTTGCAAGACGTATTGAATTTCCTAAATTTTCTTTCTTTGCAGAATCAAAATGCCATAAAGGCAAAACAGGAAGGTTAATATTTCCAAATTTAATTCTTTTTTGGAAAAAAACACTGTCGTGAATAATCACTGCATTTTCAAAAAAATGATATTTATGAAAATAATAATAAGGCAATAATTCACCTCTTCCTGGAAATTCCGATTGAATATAAATAACATTTTGATATTCAACATTTTGTTTTAAAAAATCTTTATTACTATTGTCATCAATAACAACTATTTTATACTTTTCTGGAGAATAAAATCTTCTTATGGAACGAATACATAAATTCCAATACTTGTTTGTTTTTACTGAATTTACATGACGCGTTATAATAAATCCGTATTTTGGTAAATTCATTATTATATTAAATAAAATAAATGTATTATTTTATTTAACTAATTATTCATTATTTTTCTCCATTTTTATATTCTTCATCATCCTCCAAATTCTAATGATTTGGTTTTTTATCTTGCTTTTGCTAGTGCTTTTCTTTCTTTTATTTTTTTTGCTTCTCTTGCTTCTACTTCTCTTGCTGCTGCCTCTCTTTTTTCTACTCTTTCTACTAGTTCTGCATTTTCTATTGCATTTTCTATTGCTGCTTTTGTTGGATTTTTTTTTGCATCTTCAAGATATTCATTCCATTGTTTTACTTGTACATCATAAGGAACATGGTGTTTTAATCCAAATAACATACGTGTAGAGTTAGTTTTTTTAGCAACAAACGCATCTATAGGTCGATAAAATGGTACTTGTGTTTTTTTTTTAATATTGTAAAGTGTTTGATTTATTATACTTTTATTATTCTTAATAATATCATAATCATTTGATTGTTGGATCCTACGGCTCTTATTATTTTTACGAAGCGCTTTATGAAATATAAAGTCATCACTTTTTGTTTTACCTGATGAACTATCACTTTGTGATAATCTTACAATTTCAGGTTCATTAAGTATAGGTGTAGTATTTGATGTAGGGGTAGGTGTATTAGTAGGTGAATTTATAATACTATTAAATGATCTATTTTTCTCTTTATTAACTATATCGGTAAATAATAAAAGGTCATCTAATTGTTTTTGTGTTATAGTATCTGGAAATTTTTTATATTCTTCTAATAATTTTGTTTTTTCATCTATTTCAATATCAAGATTATCCTTTTCTATCTTTAAATCATGTTTACTAGGGTTATTTACATTTGTACGAACAAGATGACCTGTATAATATTGTATTTGTCGTTGAATTTTGTTTTGTTTTGCCTGCAATTCTTTTAATTCTTTTTTTGTTTTCTTAATTAATTTTTCTTTTGGAGAATCCCATAAATATCCTCCTCCTCGTTTTTGTTTTTGTGTTCGTGAACGTTTTTTACGATGATTTTTTTTAGTTTGAACCCCCATTATATATTATTAAAATATATTTAATAAATCAATATTCATAATATTTGTTTTCTCTGTTTTGGGTATTTTTTTTCCTTCAATTGAATATTTATTAAATTCTGGTCTTTTCAATTGATTTTGTGGTGTATGTTTATGAACAGAACGAGCAATCATTTTATATAATTTAAAATCTTCATATCGTTCATCACCATTCTTTTTATAGAGAACATTTAATCCATTATCATCTTTACACCAATCTACAATTAATCTAACAATAGGAGAACAATCATCCAAGTCCTCTAAATCATTCATATCATCCACAACATAATCAAACATAGAACATGCTAAACGACATAAATCAAAACTATAATTGGGTTCAATTCTTGGTTTTGAATCATTGAAAAATGGTTCACAATTATATTGTGTTGCAGCATCTTCACCCTTTTTGAAACTGTCACTAAACAAAATTTTATTATTTACTTTATAAATACTTCTTCCAAAATCAATAATCTTGAATATTCTTCCATAAGTTGGAATTTTGTAATGTTTTTTATTATAACAATAATACAAATGTTTTTTTTCTGTATGAATATACATAATATTATTTGTATGTAAATCGTTGTGTGTAAATGAAAAACATTTTTGATAAGCAATTAATGTCATTATAATTTGCATCAAAGTAGTAAACCATTCATCCATTGTTTGAATAACTTTATTTAAAATTAAATTGTCAAATGTATCAATACATTTTTCCATACAAATCATATTAACTGGAAACTTGGGAATAGTTGCATAAATGGGTTTACTGGGTATATTATTTGATTCATCATCATCATCATCATCATCATCCTCTTCTTCTTCATCTTGATCTTCTTCTTCATCTTCTTCTTCACCTTCGTCATCATCAAGATCTTCATCCACTTCACTATAAGATGTTCTAGAAGAACATGAAGATTCACTTTTTAAAGATACATTATTTGAATTATCAACATTAATATTTGCATCTTCTAAATTATTGTTTTTATTTTCACATGATTCATCATCAATAAAAACATAATCAAACATTTCATCATGAATAGAAGAAATGGAAATATTCATTTTTTTGCTGTGATTAATATGAATGGGAGGTAATTTATCAAAAGGTTCTAATAAATCATCATCTAGAGAAAATTTTTGTTTGTTGTTATTAAAAAAATCGTATTTTATTAAATAATCAACATCATCTTCAATATTTATTTTAAAATTATTCTTGATTCCAACAAAACTTCCAAAAAAATCAATTCCATGAACAAAATTATAATCGTTTAATAATTTACTAGAAAGAAAAGAAAATAACCCATCTACATATGCAGAATTATTTGTATCATTTATTTTATAATTAATTATATCTTTTTTCTCTACTTGTGTAAATATAGGAAGTGAAAAATCATTTATTTCATTATATTTACCAATCATATACTTAAAAGGATCTAATATAGGAGCAAATTTAATAAAAATAGATGTTTTTATTATTTCATCATTTTTTTTAATAAAATATTCAAAATTATTTTCTTGATTAAAATTTATATCATAAATATATTTTGAATGATTTAAATTAATGCTATTAAAATTGTTTTCATTTAATTCAAAAAAATTTTTGTAAATGGGAATATAATTTTGTATTTCATCAAAATGAAAAATATCATTATTTTTACATTTATCAAATAAAATTGTATTTTTTCTCTTTTCATAATTTAACTGAATCATTTTAGCTAAATAGTATATTATTTATATTATGTTTTAACTTAATTTTTGCGTAATATAATTATAAAAATAGAGATTTATAATTATAAATGACATTAGAGTTGAAAAAATTTGATATGAAAAATATTAGTTTTAAACCTAATGAAATGAAGGCACCTGTTTGCGTTCTAATTGGTAGAAGAGGAACTGGAAAAAGTGTATTAGTTCGTGATGTTCTCTATTATCATCAAGATATTCCAATTGGTGTTGTTGTAGCAGGAACAGAAGAAGGAAATGGTTATTATGGAAAGATGGTACCAAAATTATTTATTCATAATGAATATAATACAACTATTATAGAGAATATTTTGAAAAGACAAAAAACAGTTTTAAAACAAATCAAGAGAGAAATGGAAACATTTAAAAAAACAAATATTGATCCACGATCGTTTGTTATATTAGATGATTGTTTATATGATGGAGCATGGACCAGAGATAAAATGATGAGATTACTATTTATGAACGGAAGACATTGGAGAATCATGTTGATCATCACGATGCAATATCCATTAGGTATTCCTCCTTCTTTAAGAACAAATATTGATTATGTATTTATTTTAAGAGAACCTTATATTTCTAATCGTAAAAGAATATATGAAAACTATGCAGGAATGTTTCCAACATTTGAATCTTTCTGTCAAGTCATGGATCAATGTACAGAAAATTATGAATGTTTAGTTATTAATAATAGTGCACAATCAAATAAATTGTCAGAACAGGTTTTTTGGTATAAAGCAGATATTCATAATGATTTTAGATTGGGAAGTAAAGAATTTTGGGAATTAAGTAAAGATATGAATTCAGATGATGAGGATGAAAAATATGATCCAAATAATACGAAAAAAAGAGGACAAGGACAGAAAATTAATGTAAAAAAAACAAAATGGTAATTAATGTGTTCTTCTATTGGATAAAGTATATTTATTGGTTGTATGCTTTTCTAGTTAATTATTGTCTATTGATTAATATTTTCTTGTTTTCCTCCTTTTTTTATTATTCTTCCTTTTTGTTGTCTTTATTTTTATTATCTTCTTTTTTGTTGTCTTTCTTCTCTTTTTACGACCACCGTATTCTGCTAATTCTTCGTTATAATATTCATCGTCATTATCTTCATCATTACCGTCGCTAAACCTACTTTTAAAACTATTACTACCCAATGAGCTTGATTCATCTAATAATGGATACATTTTTTCCGTTTTATCTTTAATATTCCTAAAATAATATAATATATTATCCCATTCAGTTGGTGTAAACCTTGTTGTACTGTTATTATTACCCACAAATTTATACATTAATTGATTAATAGCATTATTAGTCATGTCATCATTTTCTTTTATGTAATATATATCTAAATATGTATCATAACTAATCATATCATTTATACAAATAGCTCGTAGGGGGTTATTGAATCGCTCAATGCGACTCGGTCGTGTATCATTTGGGTAAACACAAACTGGTTTACTAAATAAACTAACCCTACTCATATTACCAATCACATGTGTATCTTCATTACATAATTTCTTTGAAGATGGTGTTTTGTCTTTAATACTTGTTTTATGTGTACTACAATAATAATTATATCTTTGAAAATTTTTAATTAACATTCTTATAGTATTTTTTGCTCCAATGTATCTTTTATCGGTATTTACAATTGGATAAAACTTATAACGATCGAAAAACAATTCATCACGTTCAGTATCAGTTATATTATTAGGGTTAAATGTAGTACTATCAGGTAAAAGAGGGTTTCTCTTTAAATCTTCAATATCTTTTCTATATCCAAGTTTTTTTTTCGTCCATTTCAACATATAATAAAGCAATATTAAATTTTATTATACAATCTATTTAGATATGGATTATTCATAAATGTTTGTGGTTTAATTCCTTGTGTCTCATATCCACATAATAAATTCTCTTGTTTAAACTGAGGTATAATTTCTTTAATTACGTTATAAAAATTAAATCTAGATAAAAATCCTAAACCAACTAATTTAACAATATTCATATTTTTAGCAGCCATTGGATTATTTGTTAAAACGAATATTTCTACATTTTGTTTATATAATACTTCAAACATGTATTTTAACCATAAGAAACGATCTTCAGATCCACAATAATAAACAGCAATATCTCTATAATTAATTCCCATAGTATGAAAAGATAACGTATCAATAGGATTGCTTGGTAAAATAATGCCTTCTGCAACAGATAATGTTCCATCCCAATCAAATAATGCAACTTTGGTTTGAATTGTAGAGAAAGACCATTTTAATAAATCAGCAGCATTATACAAAGAAAATCCCATGTTAATAGATCTTTCTGTATTTCTAAAAGATGATAAATATTCGGCAAATTTATTGTTTGGATATTTTTTTAAAAATTCTTTAGTAAAATCTTTTGGTTGGGAATGATTTAGAATTTCACTATTTGGTCTATCAGGAATATAAACAGTATCTACTTTTTTCAACATTGTTTTAAATTGTTGTATAATATCTAATTGATTATCATAAAATCGTATTGATACATTTTTATATTTTACAACCATAAAATATAAAATTATTTATTATTTTATATATTAATTTTATATATTAATTTATTACGTATAAAAAACATTAGTTTTATTACGTGTAAAAAACATTAGTTTTTATTACGTGTAAAAAACATTAGTTTTATTACGTGTAAAAAACATTAGTTTTTATTAGCAAAAGGACCACTTTGTAATAGACTCTGTCCATAATCTGTTTTTCCAACCACAATATTATCTCCTTCAAATAATTCAGACCGAATATCAGATGATGTAATTTCATTTTCGTTTCCTTCATGAATATCCAATAATTTTTTCTCCTGTGTATTCATATTATTAATTCCAATTAAATTTCCTTCTTTATCAATACTTTGTGTAAGTGCCGTACCAGTTTTCTTTGCCTTTTCTATATTTTCTTCAATTGCTTTTTTCTTTGTTTCCTTGACTCTTTGTTCAAAGGCATTCTTTGCAAACGCTTCATTCTTTGTTTTTTCGTGCATAAGTTGATTTAATTCATCTTCCATATATTCAACTCTTCCTGTTTTGTATGCTTCAGGTTCCCATGGCATCCATAACCCAACAGGACCCACATACACATCGTGATTTGGATCAATTTCCCTCAACATTTTACATCTCAATTCTGCTTCTTCTAGAGAAGGATAAACACCTCTAACTTTAAGACCTCTAGTAGATGTTTGGAAATTATATGTAGCATTAAAAGAATTATCTAGTCTCTCTTCATTTTGGTCAATAAATGTTTTATACTCATCTTCAATGGTTGAATTGATCAATACTTCTCTTTCTTCTTTAACAAAATCATTAAAATCATTTGTCAAATCTTCAAAATTCAATTTATATTTATAAGAAACAAAGTTTAGAAATTGTAGAGATTTTTCCATAGACTTGTTAAAATCCCAACTTTTTAAGAATTCTTGAAAATAATACAAGTCTTTATTTTTTATAATTTTTTCAGGAGAAACAAAAGAAACACAAACGAATTTTTGACCTGCGATTGGTTTATCTTCTTCAAGTAGATCAGCATAGACATTTTTTTTAATGTTTTTTTCTTTATTAAGAGTCATATTATAAGTATTTTAATATTATTTAAGTTTTTATTAATTAATAATATTATTATAATATTTTCTAATAAAATATTATAATGTTTGATGTTTCAGAAATTATAAAGAGAATCATTAAGTATTTAGTGGAAGGTTTAATGGTTGCAATTGCCGCTTATGCAATCCCACAACGTTCTCTAAACATGGAAGAAATCACCTTAATTGCATTAACTGCTGCTGCAACATTTAGTATATTAGATTGCTATGTTCCAAGTATAGGCGTTTCCACAAGAACAGGAGCAGGATTTGGTATAGGTGCAAATATGGTTGGATTTCCTGGAGGTTTAGGAATGTAATAATTTTTAATAATATTATTTAGGAAATAAATATTTGTTTTTTTTTGTATATTTTTTATTTTTGTTGATTAGATATGAAATATGAGATTTTAATCTTTTTTTCTCTATTTTGTTTAGATTTATATAGTTGGTTGTATTTTTTTTAGTTGAAGAAGAAACCTTTCGTTTTTTTGTAGATGAATGTTGTTTCATATACTATGGGAGGAGGATTATTTGGAACGCCATTATATTTAAATATAAAATGTTTAATTTTTTCATTAACAATATTAATTATATATTGGTTACCACATCCAAGTACAGTTGCACATAATATTGTAATGGGGTTTTTATTATCAGTGTCTGCATATATTGCTTTAGCGTGGTATGATGTATTGTATAGTTGTAATGATAGATTAAAAGCAACATTATTAGGATGGCTTTCTAAACCATTTAAACCGAAAGAATATTCAGACAATTACGAAAAATTACCATTAAAGTATAAAAAAATAATAAGACGTGTTGATATTGTTGTGTTGATAATTATTTTGATAACATTTTTGTATCCATTTTTTATTAAATAAATAATTTTCTTGATTTACGAGAGAACTTTATTATATATAATATACATAATAAAGAATAAATGATTATTGATTTCTTAGTATAGAATTTTGATTTCTACGTATATTTCTAGTTGTTCTATTACGTGTACTTAGGTTATCCATACGAGTTATATATTCTCTTAATGTAGTTAATTCTCTATATAATGCAGCATCTCTCTCAAGATTTATTTGGGCAACTCTTTGAATACGTTCTATAGAGGCTGCTATTCTTTCCGTTTGTGTTGCTCTTGCTCTTGCTCTTGCAGCATTTAACATTTCATCCATGCCTCCACGATAACTCCTAAATTTTTTAGTTTTAGTGTGTCTCATATATAATATACAAATATAAATATTATTAAATAGTAGGAATAAATTCCCAATTTAATTCTAGACAAATTTTACTCCAAATGGTATCTTGTTCAATTAATTTTTCTCTATCTTTTAGTAAAGGAATTTCTTTTAAATACGCGGTTTCACCAATTAATTCAAACAATTTATATAAAACATAATAATAATGAAGAAAATTAACTCGGTAATCAGGACAATGTTTAGCATAAGGGTATTGTATTTCAATGAAAAAATTACATAAAGTATCTTCTAATTCTTGAGAAATGATGGGTGGTTTGATGCCTAATTTATCCTTGATAAAGTTAATATGTTCATAATATTTATTATAACCTAATTTTTTTAATAATAATTTAGTGTCATTATAGGTTAAAGATTGAATATTGATTCTTTCTTTTTTGATTTGATTTTTTAAATTATCAATGACTTCCATAGGAATTAATGTTGTTTCTTTACCTTGAAATTGTGCCAAAATTTCTTTAAAATGATTAATTTTTTTGTATGCATAAAAGCATACTTCTTTAGGTGGTTCTTTATAAGAAGGTTTATCATTTTCAATTAAATATTTAATATTACGAAAGCAAACATTACATATTAATACTCCTTCATCATCCATAGGAATTAATTCACCTTTAAAACAATAGTTGCAAATATCACTTTGTTGAACAAAGTCATCCATATTAAAACAAGAATTATCAATATTACTCAAATATTTAGAAAAAATATTATTATTAGTTGAATCTATTTTTTCAGAAGAAGAATTAATTTTAAAAAAAGTAT